GTGAGGTTCATATGAAGCTGCTGGAGCTCGTACGGGCCTTTCACGTTTAAAGCGTCGAATTCTTCTTTCGTTATCTCTACCGCTTTAGGGCTTGTGATCATGTCTCTAGCCGCTCGCTTATTGATTATGGACCCGTCGCCCCCATAAATAGCGTAATAATGCATTCCGCCCTCCTAATTTACGATTTCGACTTTGTCAAAATAGATGTATATCCCTTTATTTGACCCATACCCGTAGTCTACAGCCAAATAGAAATCCAGATATACAAATGAATCTGGATAATGTTCTGATGGGATATTTATATATAGCGTTTGACTTTGGTTATACTGCACGGCAGTCCCATACTCGATTATGTCCATGCGATCTTCGGGCAATGAAATGCTTACCATTTGGTAATAATAGCTTGTCCAAGCCCCCGGGATCCCAGTGTCTAGCGCGGCATGATTGACCACGAAATGAATGTGATTGGTAGAAACCTCGCTGCTAGGTTTGCTTGGGCGGTCTGCATGCCAAGTGATCTTCAAACGTTTTCCTGCGCAATACTTGTTTTTAAATACAATACGCTCGCCGGTGTCAGCGTCTCCATTCTCGTATTCGTATAAAGACCCCGTTCCGTAATAAAATGGCCGTTTAAGCTCGTCTGTTGTCATGGTTGAGGGGTTGAATAGAACGGTTCCAACTAAGGGGGCAAGGTTATCATCAGTTCGTATCTGGTTTTGCACAAACGCCGTAGTTGCGATCTGAGTGGTGCTGGTCCCAGCTGCGGCGGTAGGAGCTTTAGGAGTTCCTGTGAAAGTTGGCGATGCAAGGTTAGCTTTCAAAGCCAGCTGGTCATAGACAAGCTTTGCTCCAGGGTACTGCACGTTAGTAGAAGATGCGGAAAGAGACGTTACTTTGTTTGAAGAAAGCTCTCTTGCAGAAACCGCCGTATAAACCGCCTTAGCACTCGGATACTGGGTATCGGTCCTTGCACTGGTGATAGAGGTCACTTTATTAGATGTGTTCTCTTTCTTTCCAAGCTCAGTGTTTACGACCTTGTTTTGAAGAGGATTTGTTGAGGAGCTGCTTAAAGCGGAGTCCACAGGAGGCGTATAAGTGATCGCCCCAGTCCGCCCGTTAAAGCTTGTGACCATCCTGCCTTCAAGATGTTCAACAATTGACGCAAACGGGCAATCGGCAGAACCTCTCTTATCGGTAATATTGGCGGCCGTAATGCTAGTTGCCCCGGTATTTACTCTAACCTCTGCAAGAACGTACTGCTTAACCGTTGCCGTAGACTCCGGGGTTGGCGCAACAGGATTACTCGCCGCGGTTCCGGTCACCACTTTTATAGAGTTGATCCTTGTCGACTTGTTCGTTTCGACGACCACAATATCAATTCTTGGATACGACGCATTAGACCTTGCAACATCCAGCGTTATCGTGTCGTCATTGTGAGTCCATGTATGATCAAACCATGCTCTTCCCGGAGCTACGGTAATGTTCATAGCCGCAGGACTTGATGCCCCGACGGCAAGAGCCGACTCGTAATCCGGGAGGACTCCGTTATTAATAATGCCGTCGAAAATAGAACCCATCTCTTCTGCGGTGTACGTCCTATCCCCATTTATGGCATCGTAAAACCCATAGGTTACAGCCATAGGCTTCCCTCCTTTGCATTTTGAATATTCCTAAAAGTTATACCTCTTCAAAGGAAGGGTATATGAGATTTTCATGATCGTTTATCGAATGGATCATTTCGACTATTCGGCAGTTCTTATAAAGACCGTATTCGTTCTGAACTGTGACGATATCGCCAAGGTCAAAGTCTGCTCCCGGTCTAAAGGTGGAGTTGTTATCAACGGACCCGTCAAATGCAAATTCTACTGTACAATCTGCAAGCTTTTCGTGTCCTCTTTGGGATAGCTGCTGAATGTACTGCTCTTGTGTGAGTTCTCCATCCTGCGTTCTTGTTGAAAGGTCTCTTGCATCGACATAAAGTTCTCTTCTTGCAAGACCTGTAAGACCGTACGTAAGCTCGACCCTGCTTCTTTCAACTCCCTCTCCTTCTCCAAGGACTAAAGCCGTGTTCTTATACTTTTCAGAACTTGCAGCATAGTTCGAGTCAATGAGGTTATCGAAATACGGTGAAAAGATCACAGAGCTAACAAGCCCCTGGTCAACTGTTCTATTTACTCCATTATAAAGAGCAAACGTGAATTGCTGTGTGTCTTGGTTAAACGTTATTTTAAACCCAATGCCTGCCGCAACGCATATCGAGCTTACAGCATCGTATATGCTATCTCCAGTAAACTGAGCACTAAGAGTAAGCGAGGTTATGGAAGTGTCAGACGAATCTGCAAATAAGAGGTTTGGAATTGCTCTATCCGCGCTTGAAGGGGCTATAACGTTTTCGTTTAAAAGCTTTTTAACGCCTCGTTGCAAGTTTCCGCTTAGAATCGTCTGAACCCAAACGATCCTTCTGTCGAGCACCGATTCAAATGAACGTCCGTATACGGTCATGTGATCGCCATCAGCTGCGTCAGTTTTGATCACAACTTTTTCTATTACCATCACGTGCTCAGACTCAGAGAACAGAATAAACCGATCAAGCTGAAACAGATTCACAAATTCCGTACTTGCGGGAAGGTCGATTTGAAAGTCCCCGCATTCACTATACCTGTCGGTCCAAATAAATGACTCGAACGCATCTACAACGCCAAGAATAGTCTTTAGATCAGTTTCAAGCACTAAAATATTCATTTATATACCCTCGTACAAAACGTCATAGTTAAGGCTTGAATATAGCCTTGCACTTGTGATGCTTGGCGCTATTCTAAAAGAATTATCTCCCGGCGTTATAGTTATCCAATCCGGTGTAAGACCTAAAGCTGCCAAAACGTTATAATCAGTCGTATCTCTTGAAAGCGTTGCGCTCTTTTTTCCTGGGATCGTTGAGATCCTTAAAATATCTCCTGCAGTAAGGCGGCTTCCCGTAACAAGAAGGATCTTGTCATCATTTACCGTCATAGACTGGCCGGTCGTGTAGTTGTGAAATGCGATATGAGACGGAGCATCAAATATCCGGACCTCAAATATAACGCCGGCCGAGTCATCACCTTCGTAGAAGACTTCGGTATCTCTATCGATCGTAAGTTCGCTCATTATAAGAGTGCTTTCACCTACCGGGTTACTGAACGGGAATGAGAAACGGCCAACAAAGCTGCTCATGTCTACCGCTATATCTTCAGTGCTTTTAAAAAACGGGTCGGGGCAAATGAGTGAGATCTGAGCTTTTTCAAAACTATCAAATATGTTTACTTCATTTTTCTCTACATAACCGTCAATATAAGCGCTTCTGCTGTCAGTATCAAAAGTTAAACGAACTCTCCTTTTTATCGGAAAGTATTTGTACAGTCTGTGCCTTGCCTCAGCTATGGTTGTCTTTGGCAAAAGCTTAATGTTTAGCACTATGTTTCTATTCGGTATCCTTGCAGAATTAAATACCGAGCCATCCACTAAGGACAGCTCGGTAGTATTAATGTTTGCTTCTGCAGGACTGATTCCTGTAATTTCAGTTATTGCGAACCCGCTTTCATATGGATTTCTAAGGTCCATCAGAAGGCTTTCGTCATGATTGTTGGTTACAGTAACCGTTCTGATCATATGTTAGACCCCTCCTTGTACAGCGGATAGCGCATTCTTCGTATCCCTATAAATATCAATTGCAGACAGCGATTTAGGCGAATAATTATTCTGAACGAAGTTAATGGCGGTTCCTGCAGGAGCTTCTTTTGCAGCGTCCTGAACAGCATTAGCAGCTTCAACGGCTTTTTCGACCGAGCTTACGCCGCTTCCGCCATCAAGAATAGAAGATAGACCGCTGACATCGTCATCAAGCTCATCTGCAACTCTTTCCCATGTTCCTGTATACTCTACTCCGCCAGGGACATAATCATCGGGCACCTGTTCCCATGTAATCGGTATCCAGTATTCAAGCCCTTCTTTTATTACTTTTTCCCATTTACGATCGTCTATCTCAATATCTTTTGAAGCTTCTCTTACAGCCTCGGCGCTTTCTTCAAGCTCCTTCATACTGCTGGCAGAACTTGTGTAAGCCTTACTTACGCTTCGTTCAACACTTCTTGAAGCAGAAGACGTTGATGCCTTAACGTCGGGGCTAAGGGTAATATCGTTCGAATTATTGAGCTCTCGGAACATTGCCTTTATCTTTTCGATTCCAGACTCAATCTTTGAAAGCTCCATATCAGGAACAACGTCAACGTCGGAAGACTCGTTAAGGCTTTTAATCGCAGACTTTACTCCGCCAATACCTTCTCCTTCGACATAGCTATTATCCATTCCGGTTTTTACAACTACATCAGAAGATGCATTAAGGTCTGCAAAGGCTCCTGCGATCTCATCCATCCCAGCCCCTGTTACAAGGCTGTTATCCGCATAAGACGTTACAGTTGTATCTGGAATTCCAATCGAGTCAAAGGTTTCGAGAATATCTTCCTTGCCTTCATACACGTTATCAAGGTTCATTCCCGGAGTAAGCGTAAGATCTTCCGTAGAAAGGCTGCTCATGAAATCTGCACCAACGCCAACACCAAGCTTCTTAGCATCAAACAAATCGGGGTTTAAAACTCCAGCCGCCAGATTTTTCATGGCGTCAATCGGAGTTTCTTCGCCGTCTTTAATACCAACGCCAAGGCCCTGGGTAAGGAATTCGCCGATTTTCGCCATCTCGATTGAAGGCGAATGTATTCCTGCTTCCTTATTAAAGGTCCCTTTAATGCGGTCCCAAAGGGTTTTCGCTGCCGAATCAAGTTTCCAAGAATTATTGGTGATACCAGTCTTAAGCTTATCAACAGCGTCTTCGCCCATCTTATCGGTATCAGATTCCACAGAGCCTTTGAACCCATTTTTCCAAGCTTCTTTAAGCTGTTCCCAGGCTTCTTTAAGCCTTTTTGGGATCGCAAGTGCAATATCTACCACCAGACCAATCAATGCGCCAATAATGGTCTCGAATGTCTCGCCAATAGCTTTACACCCCTCTTCTGCAAGTGTAGATATCGTATTCTGCACAAGGCCAAGAAGATCGGGGATCAAAATATCATTAATGAGGTAGTCTATCGCAAGGAATATCTCATGAATAGCATCACCAAGTCCTCTTATGAATTTCGCAATGTCATAGACGAAATTAAGAATCGCCTGAAGGAACATCTCAAAGAATAGCGCAAGTGCTCCGAATACAGTAGTGAGGAAAGTCTCCCAAACCATTGAAAGCGTGTTCATGAGTCTAGGCCAATATTCATTTATAAGCTTGTCGAGTGTTTCAAATATAATCGCAATAGCGTTCCCGATAAAAGTTATTAAGTCGTTTAATATTATGGTAAGCCACTTAAACAAGTGGACTGAGAGAACAGGGATGAGTTCGTCAAGTATTTCGATTAGTTTAAGGAACACTTCTTTAAAAGCGTTTCCAATCGTGCCAACAGACTCCACTATCGCTTTGCAAACGACTTCAATGAGCATTACTATAAGGTTTTCGATCGAGCCAGAAAGTCCTACGATGCCTATAAGAAGAAGGTCAATAGCAGCAAGAGCCGCGGTTATACTTGCAGTGCCCATTACGGACAGTACCGATAAGGCCTCTACAAATAAGAACATTGCGACAGCGCCTATTAAAAAGCCCTTAGCAAGGGTCTTGATCGCTCCTGCAAACGCCTGCATTGCGACTACGCCCGGAAGTAAGAACGACGAAATAGCTGAAAATACCACAAGCGTTCCGATAAGACCGCCGAGTATTGCAGCCATCTTTCCAAGAGAAGACCAATCGACATTATTAAGCAGAAGAGCCGCTTTTGCAAACGCAAGAAGACCAAGCGACATTTTGATCATCGCCATCGATAGAACATCTGCTCCAGCCGCGTCAAAGTTTGAGCTAAGAACAGTAAGCGCCCCGATTGCAGCGGAGAGTTCAAGCAAGGCAATCGCGGTCTTGCCTAAATCACCGGATTTGAGGAGCATAGCGGCAAGCGAAAATATCACAAGAGATCCTGAAAGCTTAAGGAACGACTTAGCAAGCTGATCTACTCCATCAGAGTCAACCCCTTTAAAATCCGCGATCGACAAAAGCCCGACAATCGTTCCAAGCTCCATTAAGGTAACTTCTGCGTTATTAATATCGACATTTTCCATTATCTTCGCTGCAATTGCAAAGACGACAAGAGCCCCGGATATCTTTTTAAACGCGGTAGCGAGCGCATCAATAGAATCAGAAAAGCTGCTTGTTCCATTATTTCCTGCACCAGTATTTGCCGAAAGAACGGCCCCAAGACCGCCTAAAGCTGCAAGCTCTCCAATTGTGACCTTCATTTTATCAAGCACAGCGAGTCCGGCGGTGATCCCAGCTTCATTATCTCCCATAAGTTTGGCAGCTGCAGCGAACACTACAAGCCCCATAGACACTGTTACAAATGAGTGGGCAAGGGACTCCATGGTCTTTTTCATTGCAGCGGCCTGTTTCTCGTTTGCGTTGCGAGTAACAAGAGCAGAACCTGCAAAGAAGCTAGTAATAGAGACGATTCCAGCGGCCATTCCCTCAAGAACCTGCGGTATAGTTTCTGGGTTGATTTTTGAAATTATGAAAGCCGCCGCCGCAAGTTCCAGCAAGGCGTGTCCGAACGCCTTTAAAGTATCAGGCTTACTTGACTTCGTAAGATTCGTTATACCTTTTGCAATGGCGTTTAGAACTCCGCCTGCATTATCTGCTATTCCGGCAAGGCCAGACCATTCCTTCTTTCCAAATAGACCAGATAATAGTCCGCCCTTCTTTTCGCCAATAATATGAGTAAGTCCTGCACCGATTTTACTGAAAAATAATGGAAGCTTTGCAAGAGCGTATGCTAGAATAAGTTCTCCTGCGGTATCGATTATAGACAGAAGATCTGCCTTCGCGTCCCCTCTTAGGAATTCAGCAATCTGATGGAGGAGATTTCCTATCGCGCCGAGAACTTTGGGCGTTCCTTCAGCGATACCGTTTACGATAGCAGCGATAAATTCACTGACAGGCTTAGCAACGCCAAGGATTATCTCGCTAAAGCCGTTTAATACATCTGTAAGGATGCTTGCGATTTTTCCAGCGACAGTTGGCTGCTCTTCTCCAATGCCTTTAGTCCAAGCGAGAATTAACTGTCTTCCGGCATTTACAACTTCTGCACCATGCTCTCCAAGAGCGTTTAGTGCCCTAACAAGAACTTTCGATACAGCCTTAATTACCTCTTCTGATGCGGAGGCGATGCCTTCCGAAAGTTTCGTTACCAAATATACTCCGGACGATATTACGACCCGTGCAAATTTGGCAATGTGGCCAACGGCTCCGGATATGAGCTGGCCAACAGCGTCTAAAACAACTCCTGCGGTATTTGCTATAAAGCTTGCAACTCCATGAATAAGCACGGATACGGCATTTGTTACTCCGTCAAGACTCTCGGTTATTCCTTCTATAACTGCAGTCGTAACAGTTGTTATGGCACCAATAACAAGCTTAATCGCCTGCTTAATTCCGTTGGCGAAACCTTCAACGGTAAATACACCAAGTTTCCTTGGCTCTTCTGCCGGAGAATGTATGCCTAAAATATCTTTAATTGTGGTGAGAATAGAAGTTGCAAATGCCTTAACGCTTTGAATGAAGCTTGCTATTTTCTGTGTAAAACCAAGACTAAAGCCCTCGACGATTGCAGCTCCCGCACTAGTGAATGACGATACAAATTCCCAAAGACCGCTAGCGGCTTCGCTTATATCAGAAGAAAAGCCTCCGGTTATAGCTTTTCTAAATATTTCTATAAAATTAACGATCGTATCGGTTGCAGAACCTAAATGCTTGTTGATAAAGTTTGCTGCTTTGCCGATAATATCGCCAAATCTTCCAATAAGATCGCTAATTCCATTTATAGTCGGACCTATGTCAGTTCCAGTAAATATGCTTGCAATTGCGCTTCCAATTCTAAAAATACTGTAAACTATTTCTCCTGCAATAGATGCTATAGGTGATAAAGCCTTTACAATATCAAAAGCAAATCTTATGAGAGTTCCAACTATATCAGAAAGCCCCTTTAGAACTTTGGAAAGAGCAAGAGCGACATCATGAACTTTTTGCTGCGCTTCTTCGGAAAGCTGAAGATTCCAAGCCCAGTCTTTAAACCTAGTGCTAAGCTCAACAAGCTTCTTTGCAGCATCTTCGCCGAAAATATCAAACACTTCACCAAATGCTTCAGTCATCGGGCCGACTATTGTCGAAAGCGAACCCACTAAGTTGTAAAGGCCCTGAACAAACTCGGTCCTTCCGCCGAACTCTTTCCAGGCGGTAGTTAGATTTGCTAACCCTTCAAGAGGCGGCATGAACATGTTGTAAACCAAATCCGAAAAATCGGTCCAAAGTTCGGTGGACTCGACAGCATTGCCAAGCACATTATTGAAAATCGTTCGCCAAGCTGAAGAAGCCGCGTCCGAAACGGCATTAACAGCTTCCGATAACGTTCTTGCCTTTTGAGCAGCGTCTTGTGCGGCTCTCGAATACTGCCAAACGCCATCCGACGCTTCTAATAGCGATTTATTCTCTTCATCAAATTTTTCGGTTAATTCGTTTATGCTGATACCAGCGTTTTCTTCTCTTTTTGAAAACTCATATAAATTGGAAGTATATACGCCGTATGTGTCTTTCAACGTCCTTTCCATGACGCCTCTAGTAAGCCATTTGCCTTTTATATGGCTTAGAGTCGAGTCGAAAGTATCTGCAGTGACCTCAAGCCCCGTCTTTCGAACCTTATATAAACCATCAGTCACCTTTATGAGTTCGCCCTCTGCAACTGCGGCATCTAAAAAACGCTGTTTAAGGTCTAAAGAAACTGCGTTCATGGTATAAAGACGTTTCCACTGCATATTGCTCATATAGCCCTGACTCATTGCACGGCCATATATGTCAAATGCTGCAGAGCCTTCTTCTGCGGCTACGCCTGCATAAGAAAGAGCGTTACCAAGGCCCATCAGCATTGGAACCGCATCCTTTATGGATATCCCTTGAGAAGCAAAAGTCTTCAAAGCATTAACCATATGAGAATAGCTATATGAAGTCATATCAGAATACCAACTTAATTCTGATAAGTGCTCGGACACTTCGTCTATTCCAAGGCCGGCCTGGTTCATGAGAGCCATGACATCCTTTGTTGACGATGTGTACTTCTGAAATCCTTCTGAAAGGGGGTCTACGGTAAGCGAGCTAACCATCTTCATTCCAAGGTCTGCTACTTCTGAACCAATCTTAAGAAGAGCGCCAACGGCGATGGTCTCAAGAGCAGAAAACCCGCGTCCAACGCCATCAAGCGCGTCAGAAAGCGGACTAAAATTTGTATCGTCTATCGCGTTTTGAACATCGGAAAAGCTATCAGTAAGCCCTTCTCCAAATTTATTCTTCTCTAGACCGTCAAGGCCTTTTTCAAATTTATTTAAGGAATTTAGCGAATCGCTAACGCCAGCTTCAAACCCCTCATTGTCAAATTCGACCTTTACAATCCGGTCGTCAACGACATTACTTGGCATTGCCGATCACCTCCATCCAGAAATTGTGAGCTATGTCATCAAACACGGGTTCTATAGCAGGGGTTATAAAATCATGCCCAGAAATATATCTCCCACTTCCAGTCCCATGCCCATAAACAAGGAGAAGCACTATAGGTATTCCGGACGTTGTCCGATTGGAGTTCTCCCATGTAATAGTTGCACTATCGGAACCGACATTAATCGAATAGCTCCAGGACTGCTGCGTAAGCCCTGTTCTTACAGGCGTTACCTCCATAAGAGCTTTCTTTCCGCGTTCAGCGTATTCTTCGAGTTTATCGTAAAAGCGTTTTTCTTTAAGCCGTTTTAAAAAAGCAGTCATGTTCTTAAAATCGCCTTTACTGCTAACTTTAATACTTGGTCTATTAAGCATGACTAACCCCTTGTCCCAAGACTTGCTTTACGCTGCTCGTTTAAACTCTTGTAGTAGTTGATTGTGTCTCTTTTGCTCATCTTCTTTTTTGGGGAATTCTTGATTCCACAAATCCTGATAAGCGTAAGAAGTCTATTTATGTGCCATTTTTCGCATTCAAATGGGATGTTGTACGCGATCATCCAGTAATAAATAAGTTCCGATGTAACAACTTCTTTTCTAGCCGGCCTGGCATTTGAATGCGAAGTAAATGTCGTTGCGGTCATTGGGGAGCTGATATAATCTCTTATGTCGTCATAGTTCTTTTTAGATAGGCAGGAATATAAAAGATCATCAACCTGGTTTGAGTTGATTGTCATGCATTTTATGTAGTCAAGAAGCTCGGCATCGGTCTTGCCATTATCTATAAAAAACGGTTTACACCATTTTGCTTCCCATTTTGAAATACTGACAAGCGAATGCTCCAGATTTAAGCGAGCGCCATGAACCATGTGAAACTCGTTAGTATTCTCGTTATAAAATTCACTGCCTTCGACATAAATCTGAAGCATCGCCCATTACCTCCTACATTACGCCGATCGGAAGGTCCTTTACTTCGAGCCCCTCAGCGTTGACATCGCTAAGAATGTCCTTAGGAAGGGTTCCTTTAACAAAATCAGCAAAAGCCTTTGCATCGCTGAAAAGGCTAGTGTAAATCATGTCGTAAGGAATAGAACACTCAAAGCGCTTAGTGATCTCCGGAGTCTTCATGAAAGACCTTCCGTCCGGTGTCTTTTCACCATAAGCAAACAGCACGATTTCCTTAATAAGAGCAAGGATTTCGTACTTATTCTGAGATGCGATGATTCGCTCAATTTTTGCTTTGAGCCCGCCGTCCGGGCCAGAGGCCATTCCAGCAAGTTCGGATTTGGAAATGTTGAACCAGCAGGTCTCGGTTACTTTCTCGTCATCGAAGTTCATGTAGGTTACAGTTTTAGAAATCATTGTGATTCTCTCCTTTCCAGCAAAAAGAAAAGCCCGCAAATTAATGCGGGCCGTTTCTAACTGTTATAAACTAGCCGAGCAGGGTGATGATCTCGGCAGGAAGCGGAAGCCTTGCGACGGTTCCCTCGGTGGTGCCATCTCCGTCAGTTCCGTAAAGAATTGCTTCCAGGGCTTTGAGCTTAGTTTCATCAACCTTCGTGGAATCAATAGTAATGTTCGCAGAGGGTCTGAAACCGGGGACATTCACAGGAACAGTCTCGAAATCCCAAGAGAATTCGATGGGTTCGGGGCTATCGTTGATGGTCTGATACTCCCTCTCAGAAGGAGATACGGTTGCACCATAAACGATATGAAGCTTGTAGCCATAATCATTGCCAGCAACATCATTACCAATAGTAGTCTTGTAGCAAAGACCGAAAGCCTTTCTGAACTGCTGCCCAACTACAACACCGGTAGCAATGCTTGCTTCGCCATTGCACTGGGCAAATTCAGGCGGATAAGTATAGGCATTGATCGAACCGTTAAAATCTTCAGTACCTCTGATAGACAGATACTTAATATCGTCCGCGTAAAAGTCGTTAGCGTCAGCTCCTTCAGGGCTTTCGGAAACGGAGGTGAGGCCATTCCAAGCGACGCCTTCGGGATAAGTTCCAGCAGTGGCGGCTTCAGTGGACATTACATAAAGAACACCGTTCTTTACACCAGTTTCATAAATATGCTCACCAGTAGCATCCCAAACAAGTTTAGGCATGTTATTCCTCCTTAATAGAATAAACTGTACACGTCATGGTTTAAATTGTCGTTTACAAAGTGGCGATTGTACTTAATTGTTGGAAAGCGCATCGCCAGCTTGGGTATGAGAATGGAATCGGGATCTTTTTCTATCACGGTAACCGTATACGACTGGTCATAAGTATATGGCATGTCATTTGCGTAGGTCGTTGAACCAAACGCTCTTTCATATACGATGCACGGATAAATAAGCCGTACCGATTCCGGGGGCTGAAAATATACATGAGGAGTTAGCCCATTTTCGCTCATAAAAGCGCAAAGCTCTTCATGAAGAGATAGTCTACTCCCCATTGTATTCGCCTCCTAGAGTTAGTATTAGTCTAGGTCTTTGGACTTCTACCGAAGTTACTTTCCATCTGACACCTTGGAAATCAACCCATTTGATCCGGCTAAAATGCTGGTACGCATATTCATCAGCCATGATGCTGATTTGATTCCCAATTGTCAAATTATCATTTACGCCAGAAGACGTCCTCCAATAGCTATTAAGCCGGAGGACGTCCCCATAGTAATAATACTCAGTTACTTTGTCTGTCCAAACGCCGGGGCGATTTTCAACGCTTTCTGCATACCCTACTTTACCGTAAAATCTCCCCATTTTGATTTTTCCTAGTAATTAGGCGTTGAGGAGCTTCAGCATCCTGAGGCTGTAGGTCTTGGAGTCGGTAAGGTCGTCCTTAACCGCAGTTACCTTGACCTTCTGGTTCCTGTTTGCAACGCGGATCACAACAACGCCGTTTTCATCGGGAGTAAAGGTCTCACCGTTGGACTCGACGGTTACAGTAGCGCCTTCGGTTGCGGTGACGGAAAGTGCAAGGTAATTACCGGTCTGGAGCGCGGTGTCATCACTGTAATCAGTCTTGGTCGCGAACTTCAGAGTTCCTTCGATAAAGGTGTCATTTACGATGATTCCGCTCTGGAAATTGCCGCCATTGGGATCGGGCTCAACAGTAAGGGTGATGGCATCACTGTACTCCAGAACGATTGCGGAATAGGGCTTGATCAGAGCGCCAGAGCATCTGGTCTCGATCAGATACTTCTGCTGGTTGTAGTCGATGTCAAAGTCATCAAACATGTTGATAGCTCCGCCCTTGTCAGCGCCGATATTGTAGTCGACAGGGTTTACGATGATGCCGGCAAGAGTCTTGGTGGTGGCGCCATCGACTCTAGTAAGGTTCTCCATGATGGGTACAGTTACGATGTCAGAAACTCTGAGAGCGTTCTTGAGCTTATCCATGGAGTCATAGATGATCCTGCCCATACCGTCCTCGATCAGGAGCATATCGGTGAGGGTATCTTCAGTGGTGAAGAGAATGGGGCTTCCGGAACCCTTGTAGTTCTTTCTGCTCTTTACAGCAGCTTTGATGAAAGCCTTAGCCTTCTGAGAGTCGGTAGCGCCATTAGCGACGGTTACGACCTGCTTAATGGTGTAAAGGTCGGCATCGGTCCAGATAGGCCTGATGTTGAGCTCGGAGATCTTGTCGTCAGAGTCTGCAGACCTTCCGTCACCAACGAGAACTGCCCTTGCGATTTCCTCGTCAAGCATCATTCTCATTTCGGTCTTGATCCATGCGACAACGTCGAAATCGGTGATGTCGATAACGTCATCCCTATCGAGCTTCTGCTTCTTATAAACAGTGGTCGGAGTGGTGGTTCTCTTCAGAAGGCCGAATACCTCTTCCTTCTTCATGTTGCCCTTGATATAGCCCTTAGCCCTTGCGTCAGCTTCGGTGATATCAGCGAACATGCTCTTGATTCTGGAGAACGGAGTGTGGTGGGTTCTCTTCATGAGCTTATCGACCCACTCGTCGTTCCTCTTAATAAACTCGGGAGGATTGTTCAGACTCTTAGCATCGGGGAACAGCCATTCGATGTTCTCGATACCATAGTCGTCGGCATGAGCGAGGAAGCTTTCCTTAAGGCTTCCAAACCTCTTACCATCCTCAATGATGGTCATCATATCGCTGTGAGAAAGAACGTTCTCGTTTCCAGCTTCGCCATCAAATACATTATACTTCATGTCGTCATTACCTCCGTCAATGTCTGAATGTTCTGCTTCGTCGCCAGCTCCACTCTGCTCAAGAGCCTGGCCGATCATAAAATAAACTACTTTCTTCTGTTCTTCTGTAAGGGTATCAAATACGTCCTTTACAGTCTTTTCGTTGGAACCGGGCATTTCTTCCTTCTCCTCTTCTTCCTCCTCTTCCTTGTCTTCGTGGAAGAGTTCTATTTCCGTGCTGTTATAGATAATACCTTCGTCTTCTACGGTCTCGCCGGAATGAGCAAGCACAGGGTTATCGATAAATATCCACTCTCCATCTTCATCGCTATGGCTAACGTCATCGATTACAGCGCCAGGATTTGCCCCGGAAAGGACGAGGCTAACCTCTCTTATAGCACCGTGAATGACGTCTCCGCCCTTCTGCTTAAGCTGATTTGCGTAAATGGAGAGATGGGTCACATCGCCGTGCATTACCGCTTCTTTTGCAGTAAGACCCATATCAGACTCATTAAAATAACCGTAGGCATACACGCCTTGCGGTCTATTCTGCAGCAAAGCATATCCGAGAATGTTGTCGGGTGAATTATGCTGGTGCTGCCATACAAGGGGGACTTTCTGTCCATCGTTGCCTTTAAATGCATCGCGGCGGATAGTTCTTCCGTCTGAGCATTTGACATCGTTTCGAGTAGCCCACCCGCAAAAGTCATACTTTTCTGGCATTTTGAATATTTCTCCTTTTAGTAAAACCTACCCAAATCGTTTTTCTATTCACCTGTGCTAGCAGTCTGTCTTAACTCAGCGCATAGACAAATAACTTGGATAACGATCTTAACTTATCTAGATTGTCCGCCACGTTTCTTTTTATCTGCTTTAAGCGACCAATAGGACCACTTCTTAATTGGGGACTTGTATGAAGAACTGCTCGACGCGGCCTTTGGCGTAGAACCGCTAGAGCTAGACGAAACGGTTTCTGAAGACTTCTTAGAAGACTTCTTAGAACGCTTCTTTGCCTTAACCATCTCAGCATCATTAAGAAGCGCGTCAAGCTCATCGGCAAGCGAGTTCTCGGCATTTAATTTAATCTCAGACACCTTAGTATCATAGGCAGTTTTAAGAGCTGTCTTTTTTGCCTCGTAATCTTCGCTTGCGCTAGTTCTCTCAGAGTCAAGAGCGGACTTATAAACCTCAGTATTCTTCTTATGAAGATTTCTAGCGTTTTCTGAACGGCTCTTATACGCGGCATCGTAAGAGGCCTTGTTTTCATTATGTTCTTTAGAATAAGATTCCTTGTTCTTAGCATGTTCTTCCGTAAAGCCTGCTTTTTCAGTTGAAAATGCCTCTTTTAATTTTCCGCGTTCAGTTGCGTTATCTTCCCTAAGCTTTGCAATTTCTTTCCTAATTCGGTCCCTGTTTGCGGCCTTATCTTCTTTACTCATGCCGGAAAGTTCTTCTTGTAGTTTTTCGATACCACTTTGCATTGTCTGCTTATGGCGCTCGACTTCGCTAGTCATTCTTTCTTGAGCTTGCTTAATATTCTTGGTCTTTTCTTCAGCGCTTCGCTCAGTTTTCGATTTCTTTTTTTCGAGGGAACTTTCGGTGTTACGCTTCTTTTGCTCACTGCTCTTTTCTATAGAGCTTTGCATACTCTTTTTTGAAGCTTCAACGGAAGACTTATAGTTAGCTCTGGCCGAATCGATTCTAGACTTCCTTGCATCTCTTAACGAATCAGACGTAGATTTATACTGCCCTTTTGCGCTATCAAGCCGTCCTTTCTTTTCCTCGTTGATCCTTGACTTAACATATTCATAAGCTTCTTTGCCCTTCTCATTTAGCTTTGAGGTGCTTCTTCCTTTAAGCTTTCTATGCTCCATGTAATACTGGTGGGCATATTCGGGATCATAATAAGGAGAGGCATAGTGCTTGAGCTCATCTGAATACCTTATCTTCATCATTCCAAGGTCCATCACTCATTCACCAGCCTTTCAAGCTCATCAAGCTGAGAATCGATATCATCAAGGTCGCCTTCAAGAGCGGAAGAATCAACCTCGGGCTCCTCGTCGAGCAAGTCTTCTTCACCAGCAAGCTCTTCTTCTGTGTAAGGCATATCCTGCATTGGCATGTTCTTATTAGAAAGTTCGTTTGCTCTTGCAGTATCAACCGGCTTGTAACCAATGATTCCTCTCATTTCATTACTTGACAGAATTTCATTTCTTGTAAACCTGTCTGCAATGTCTGCGAGTTTGCTTACTGGAACGAGCTTAAACGGATCTCTAAAGAACATAAAAGACTGCCCTTGCGTTCTGGCAGTCTTGGTAAGGAATCTTCTCTTAAGCCCGTCGGTGATTGCAGAAAGAACGGGTTCGATTGTTCTTGTGTAGTAATTTAGCATTACTTCTTCAGAAGCAGAGCCGTTCATAATCTCTTCTGTAATGCCGAGCTGGCTGTAAAGAAGCGCCTTATCGGAATCTATCTGGGCCTGAAGGTTATTATCAATTGGGCGGTTAAGCTGCGTGATATGTTCAGTCCCGTCCGTATACGCAATTCCGTATTTCGAACCTGCAAGCTGCATCTCAATATCTTTTCTTCTTGATTCGGCCTGCTTTCTTCTTGCTTCAGTCTTAATAACATAAGGAAGCTGGATTATAAGATCGAGTTTTCCAGATGTATTATCTGCGTTAAGCTTATCAAGAAGAGCAAGCTTATAAATAAGCCTTTTTGCAGTAGAATTTGGCTCATTCATAACTGCATAAAAAGGATTCTCGATAATTGCAACTTTACTTTTGGGAAGGATGATTTCTTCTTTAATTCCCTTTCTATCGTTATAGACCTGAACACGAACGGCCTGAGCAAACCACTCAGTAATCTTGCCGGTCCTCATCGAATAAATATCAAAGGAATCGTCAGAGTACACGCTGTGGCTTGTATCTATAGGAACAAGTGCAACGCATCCTTCATCAAACATCGAAAGAACTATGTCTTTAACAAAGTCCCTGCCTGACTGATCGACATTAGCTTCGAGATTAAAAATATCATTGATCGGGTCTTTAATAGTCTCAAGATAATTCTCGTTTTCATCGACTCGTACATGCTCGATTGAAATCGATGCGGCATCAACTGCTATTCGGTTGTAAATAGCCGTAACAATTGACCGATCATTACCTCGGGTCATTCGGACCCTATCCGGCCTGGTAAAGTTCGAACCAACAAGGTCCAGCGTTGAATAAGAAGGGTCCTTATTGTTTACGAACGCGTTCCAGCCGCGTTTAATTCGTTCTGTAAATGATGCCATTTACACCTCCTAGAATATCATTCTCTATGCTTGTTGTACGGGTATCCAGCAGGGAAGTAATCTGCAAAATACAATTCCGATACCATATCCTTAAGAATCGCCTCTCCTTCTAGATAACCGACTTGATCAGTTCGTGACTGCCGGGCTAAATGATCTACTAGCACTTTCGAATAAGTCGTGTAAGGAAGTGTCTTAACCGGTTGGTCTGAATAATCGGCAAGGATTTGATGCGCTTTTTTTTCTAAAATCGCGGTGTACTCTTTGTTGGCCTTGGTATAATCCTTTGCGGCTTTGTCCGCTTCTGGAAAAAATTTAGCACGGTCGGTTGGGTCTAAAAAAGAATCATAAATAGCTGTGTCGAGGTAGCTATCCCAATCATATTTACCGCCCGTCTCTTCATAAGACTTGGTTGCTTTTTTGTCGATATATTTTTGAAATGACGGATCGCGAAGCGCAGAATCTAAATTCGAATGTGCGGCCTCTCGTATAGCAAGTTCTTTATCGCCCATAACTTCGCTCAGCTCTTTAATCCGGTTTAAGTCCTCTTTAGTAAATTCGGCATGAACCGGTCTCATTGCCGCCCCTACCTGATATGTACTTGGAAGTTGTCGATACGAACCGTAAAACTGATTTAAACGATACGCAGTCTTGGCCGCCTTGTCTATTTGCCGTGCAGTCCGAGCAGGACCAACACCGTAATGTACGCGCCCTTCGGGCGTTAGAGAGCCGTCTTCATACTGATAATTCCTTTTTCCCCATTTCTGTCCTAGGATACCGTAATGATATAGTTCGTTATCCGCCATGGCTCATTCCATCCTTCCAAATCGAGAAAGGTCTTCGCTATAAACCACATTATAATTGCCCATTAATTAATCACGCTCCTTAACCTGATCTATATACTGCTTCTTATACGCAACCTTTCCTTCAGCATTTACACCTCCAAACATTATTATCTCTTAAATAGCTGTTTCCTTATGGAATCGAATGTCGAAATTTTACCTTTGCTTTCTGCGTTGTCCCAAGATGTCACATTGTTCTCATTGACTTTTATTTCATTTATCTTTATTTCATTTATCTGGATCTCATCAATCTGCATTTCCTTTATTACATTCTCAACTATTACCGTCTCTTCTCCTTCAGGCTTCAAAGTTGCAACTGGCGGATTCTTATCGAAAATGGTATTAACGAGTTTTATACCCTTATTAACGAGACCAGTGACTTTTTCTACGGTATATTTTTTAGCAGCGTTGGCGAGTTCAGAGGCCTTATTAACCGCTTTGGACACTTTATATCCTGCTTTTGCTCCTGCGGTGCCATATTTATAAGCCCTTTTAAAATCGTCCAAAGTAACTTTATCGTCGGTATCTGTTTTCTTGGCAATATCGAGCCCAATTTTAACACCCTTTTTGGCCATATCGTAAGAGCGCTTTAATGATTTATAAGTTGACTTTGGCTTTATAGTGGTTTTTCCCCACTTCATGCCTTTTACGCCATAATGATATAATTCGTTATCCGCCATGGCTTATTCCATCCTTCCAAACCGAGAAAGGTCTTCACTACGACTGACTTTTACAGAGGCCTTCTGCTGTTTCTTCTTTTTCTTGGTGTCGGCAACTCGTCTAGAAGCCTCTCCAACCTTAGCGCCGGTCTTAACGTCATTAATCTCCACAAAGTTATTCGTCTTGTCATAATCAAGAAACGCGGATGAAGCATTCATAAGATCCTGTATCTTTCTGCTATTTTTGGTTGCTTCTTCGCCACGCTTAATTGCCAGATTAAGCTCTGGATCGTAGATTGACTTTTTTGCCAAATTTCCGCTTCGGTCAAAATAGTCAATCGTAAGCTCGCCTTTTTCTTTATCATAATCGGCCGGGCGGAACAATCTTGAATCCCCAGTCTCTTTTTTAACAGTCTCTTCCATATCTTTAAGCTTATCGGCAAGCGTTAAACCTGCGTATGCTGACGGATTTGTCTTTCTAGCTATCTCGGTTGCGTCTGCTGTACCGTATAATTTCTTTGCAGTTCCGACGGTAAGCGGATCAACAACCCCTTTATTCCAGCCTTGAGGAACAGCATACCCCCTAGCCTGATTTGCCATTAGTCCAGAATTCTCGAACCAATCCGGGTCTTTTGTTGGGTCGTATTTTTTCGGTTCATTGACTTTAAGAGGCTTGACTCTTGATTTAAGCTTGGATGCGCCGATTTTAACTTTTCCAAATATACTCTTTCCCCATTTCATGCCCTTTACCCCGTAGTGGTAAAGTTCATTACTGTACACTATATTGTAATTACCCATCCGTTAATCACGCTCCTTAACCTGATCTATATACTGCTTCTTATATGCGACCTTTCCTTCGGCATTTACGCCCCTTCTTACCTGGCTCATGTCATAGCCTGGAGTTGCCATAGCGGCATATACGCCAATATCGCCGCGCTTTGCAACAAACTGAAGCGTCATCCCAGAAGGCGAATACTTCTCAAGGTCTGCAACTTTCCGGTTCATTATTTCAGCAAGGGCAATATTATAATTCGCAACGTAGTTCTTATTAAGGCTTCCGTCCGAGTTATACACCTTAGAAACCTTTCTAAGAGCTTTATCGTACTTCCGCATTTCTTTGCTTTTCTGGGTCTGTTTCTGGAGCTTAACTCGTGTAGTGCGGTCCTGCTTTCTAAGCCACTTATCGTCCTTTTTCCGAATCTTTTTCATGTTGATTTTATGAACATTCGGATCGGCAAGTTTTCTAGCAAGTTCGCTTCTAGGAGGCCCTACTCCGTAATGATCTCTGCCTTCCGGAGTAAGAGAACCATCTTCATACTGGTAATTCCTTTTGCCCCATTTCTGGCCGAGAATGCCCCAATGCTTAAGTTCTGTTTGCATTTTGAATTCTCCTACTCAAACGCGTCCCTATTTGCCTTGTAGGAAACATACGCGTCCATCATAGCTGAAACGTTATCAATCTTTTCAGAGTGTCTTTTCTTTAAAAGCTTCCGGTTGCCGTTTGTATCTTCAATGGTGATACAGTTGCCCATGGTATACTGCATAAGAGCTTCATCAAAAATTAGCATCTTCTCTGAAGCAAGGATCTTAAGCTCTCCCAAAGGAACGGACTCGGTTTTTGCACCCTGAATGACTTTTGTTATCCCAAATGGCCCATTCTCTGACGCCCATCTTTCCACAAACTCCTTTGCGTTATATGGGTCAAAGCCAAATGACCTTACATCGTAGCCACGTTCTTGTATATGGCGGTCCAAATCGTCATACACATCGATCATGTCAAGAACAGTGCAGTCAAGGACGATGAGGCTCCCCTCTTCTATAAACTCCTCGTACTTCATACGAGCGGCAAGAGGGAGTCTAGAAAGCGTCAAGGATGAAATGTAACTTCTTGTCTTTACGCCAAAGCAGCCGTTCTTAAGTGGGAATAAAAATGTAAATGCGCAAAAGTCATCTCCCTGAGAAAGGTCTGCACCAAGAGCGCAAGGCATAGACCAAAAGTCCTGCTTTCTTTGCGGAAGGGTCTCTTCATAAGTAAAGAAATATGTGTAGCCTTCAAGAGGAATCCCAAATCTTTTAGCTAGAATATCGTTTCTGGCGGAAGGCGCTTTCTCAGCTCTTTCAACATCAAGCTGATACGTCTCATAGGTAACAGTCTTGCCAAGATTTGGGTTCGCCTTTATCCACATAGCGGGGTCGGATACTTCTTTAACATCATCAAGCTTGTACCACCAAATAGATACATGCGGGTTGACGTAATCGCCTTTGAGAATGTCCATAAGCTCCATTCCTATTGTGTCTCCGGAGCCGTTTCGAACCGTTCCTTCGGAGCTCACAGCAAGGATCAGATAGTCGTCGTTCTTAGACGCGCCCTGTTCAAGAGCGCCTATAACATCTTCTCTCACGTCCCCAGATTTCCATTCGTCAACAGAGTTTATCCTGCTGTTTAAACCTTGGAGTTTATCAATTCTCATGGGGCGCTGTTCAAGAAGCGAGCCGGTAAGAAAGTTCTCAATGCCTTTCTTAGTTGAAGCAAGCTTAACCCTATTAGCCTTAGAACCAGTAGTGTTCTGAAGAGAACCCTCAGTTAAAAACTTAAATAAGGGGCCTCTTGCTCTGGTAATTGAGGTCCTAATAGGTGAAAGAACTTCCTCTGCTTGTTTCATTGTAGGGGCGGTCGTGACCTGATGTGTCGTAGTTGTATCTATGTTTAGAAAATAACTTTGGATCGTAGATACATACATGGACTTTGCGGCACCTCTTGCAACAATAAGGTACTGCTTGTTTGTAAGGCGCTTCTTAATGCGTTTATTAACGTATCTTCCGCCGTGCCCATTAGGATTTGGCTCCCATACACTTCTTTCAATGAAGTAATACCAGCCAAATATCTGCTCGGCCCAAAGCTTAAATGAGTCGAGCAGATGAAGGTCTGAACCGTCAGTTAAAGTGAGTTCGTTTTCGCAGTACCTAATATATCCTTCTATAGCATCTTCGTCGTAATAGATGTTGGGGTCGGCGATGAGCGCATCAATTCGGTTCATCTCCATAGATACGTTTTGGTTTACTGCGATTTCGCCTCTTATAACGGCATTTCTAAACTGGCCATAGTATTTAGGAACGGCCCTATTTGATAGCGCCATAATAGGGCCTCCTTTCGTGCCTACTCTTCTCTAAGGGATGCGAAGTCCTTCAGAATTTCATCAATGTTGGGCCAATTGGGCATCCAGTAAGTTCCAGGGTTTGCTACGTTAGCCTGGATCTTGGAATAAATCACCGAATTATCATCGGGATGCTCAGGGTTCTCATTCATAGAATGCAGATACATTTCCATGAAAAGAAGCGGATACTTTCTGTACATTTCTCTTGCTTTGGATTTCATTTTACTTCCTCCTTATCTCTTCTTCAGATCTTGAATAGTTTTAACAGTGGCAGCCACCCCGCCAATTACCAATGCGGCATCACCGATTGCCCCGAGGATTTCCTTTGCCTTGTCATACCCGCTAGTGCTCATTGGCGTTGAAATTGCCTCTCTGTATTGACGCTCAAGATTCAAACGATTGATAGTCCGCCGCATTTCCTCTTCGGAAATATTGCTCAAATCAACGGACTTCTGGCCTTTCGCATAATTGATCTGTGCTATCCTTTTGAAATGGTCAACCAAGTTAGAACTATTATTCGTTATTGCTTTAGTTGTTGACCCAAGGGCAACGACATCTGCTGGCTTAAGTTTTACGCTCTTTCCGCTTCCAGCAACATCTTTCTTGCCGTTGCCATTTTCAGCATCGGTTTTTACTGCAGAATAATGCTTACCGCTATTCTTAGAGTCTTTAAAGCTTCCTTCTTTCTTAGGCTCCACCTGTTTGTATTCACTTTCACTCTTAGAGCCTTCGGATTTTGAAGATTCCTTGCTATCGTTTGAATCGGCCTTTGACTTATAGGAACCGTTCATGATTTGCTCAAACGTATCTTCTTTACGCTCTTGCTGGGGCGCCTCTTCCTTAGGCTTTTCGCGGTCGACTTTCTTTTCCCAAACTCTATCGGCGACGTCCTGCTTGTATCTTGATACGGACAAAAGTTCGTCATTCATCCGCTGACGGTTCTTTAAGGCGTCATCATCACGTTCTCTCTTTTCGGCTTGTTTCTTAAGAAACTTGCCCATTTCGTTAGCGGCGACTCTCTTCTGATGATTTGTTCGAATCTTTACATTTGCGGAAGAGCCGCCTCTAGCAGCCCCAACGCCATAATGGTCTCTACCTTCGGGAGTTAAAGAACCGTCTTCATACTGATAGTTTCTTTTCCCCCATTTCTGGCCGAGAATGCCGTAATGGTAGAGCTCGTTCTTATACACAACTGAATAGCTGCTCATTCGTCCTCCTTTGGATCCACCGCCACATTAATTCGCCACTCGTATTCCTTAATGAGTTCGTTCATAGCGGATAGTACGCTGCCGGCGGGAGGATCGAACATATACCTGACTTTTAGATAAACGTATTCTTTAATAAACTCTAGATCATCCCTATCGCCCAAAAATGAATTCCATGTTTCTGATGGGCCGCAAATAAAAAAGCCCTTTTCTGGCCCCACTCCAAGTTGAGTAAGGACTGAAAAGGCAGCGTTTATTGCGATGATTATATCTGGGTCGAAGGGGGTGTAGTCGGCGCCAAGGCCGAGCTTCTTCTTTATGGAAGTTAATATACTTTCCATAATCACCTCCATAAGACTGTGTCATTTGGAGATCTGTCCGTTATCTCCATAAAGAGAAGAGACTCGTCTCCATAATGTATGGCATTATGTGTGTCAATTGAAACTGTTATCAGATTGTCCATGTCAAAAATCTTCATAGACCTATTTACGATGTCCTCTTCTGTAAGCGGGTTTATGTGATGAATGATTATGCGCCCGTAAAGCTTCCTATCTTCGCAGGCAAGATCACAGCCATTGTCTCTTAAAATCACTTGGCTTCTAATTGACGCCCATTCTTTAGAACGGTACAACGCCTGGTTCAAATATCTGTCGAAGCCAAAGGTCTCAATACCGACAGCTCCGCCAAGACGCAAATACTCGTACCTTTCTTTAAAGTTTTTCAGCTTAATAAGCTCAGAATATGATCTAATATACTTCATCGTCATCATGCGTTCCGCTATAAGTACGCATTGCTTTAAGAGCTTCTCTATAAAGCTCCTCAACTCTTTTGGCAGACTCTATCGCTTCGGTCTTTGCCTCGATGAGTTTCTTCTGTTCGGCCATTATTTCTCGTTCGAGTCTTTCTTTTGAAGAGCCCTGCTTTAGAAATTGGATCAAAAGGCCATCCGATGCAGTTCCATTTAGGATTCTTTCCTCTGCAACATCCATTGCGTAGGCGATAATCTGATCTTCACGGCCTTCAGGAGTTAATGCGCGTGGCATTTTTTGTCTCTCGGCATTCTTCTTAGCCGTTCTCACACTTATCATCCCCACTTCTGGTTTTGTTCTTTAACCTTTTTAATAGAATATAAATGCTTAGTTGTCATTCAGAGCACTTTCTAAGAGGTCTGGCACGGTTTGCTACTAGTTTTAGGGGGTAGAGAAAACGAGGAGGAAACCTTTTTAACGCGAAACCGGAGACATCTGAAGCGGCTACCGACACCAGGCCCCTTAAAAAATGCTCTGAAAAATGACCCCCGGAGAATTTTGGAAG